TCGGGTTTGTCTATGAAGTAATTACCCCTAGTGGTAAAAAATATATAGGAAAAAAAGCCTTATATCATAATCGCAAACGTAAACTCACTCGAGCCGAGTTAGCAGAACAATCTGGTCGTGGGAGAAAAAAATTGTTTGTAATTGAGAATAAAGAAAGCGATTGGAAAAAATATGTAGGATCAAATACTGAATTGAAACGTCAAATAACTGAAGAAGAAGTTACGCTGAAAGATTTGAAAAAACAAGTTCTCGAAATCGCTTTCAATAAAAAACACCTCACATACCTCGAAACCAAATATCTCTTCCAGCTGGGAGTGTTGGAGAATCCTGATTTATATTATAACGATAATATTTTAGGAAAGTTCTTTTCAAAAGACTTTGATTTCTAAAATACCTATCGTATATTCACTTACATGATAAATCATCTACTAGTAACACTAGTTGATTCCGTTTTAGGAAAAGGTAAACAAACCTCAAGGGGTAATTATGCTTACCATTGTCCTTTCTGTAAGCACCACAAACCAAAAATGGAGGTGAATTTTACAGAAAATAAAAAAGGACACAACCCTTGGCATTGTTGGGTGTGCAACACCAGGGGAAAAACAATTCCTAATTTATTCAAAAAGACAGAAGCATATGATAAAATTGAGGAAGCCAAAAAATTAATCCCCCAGGGTTCATTTGTAGAAGAAACAATTATAAAACATGATTTATTTCTCCCTAAAGAATTCACTAGGTTTATAGACAAGCCAACCAGCCTAATGGCTCGACATGCTTTAGCTTATTTAAAACGTAGAGGGGTTACAATGGAGGATATGATCAAATATAACATGGGATATTGCGAAGAAGGAGAATACCAAAACATGATTATTATCCCTTCATACGATGCTCAGGGTAATTTAAATTATTTTACAGCACGCAGTTTTGAAAAAGAACCATTCCGTAAATACAAAAACCCATCAGTATCTCGCGATATTGTGCCGTTTGAAATGTTTATAAACTGGAATAGCCCGTTAGTATTATGCGAAGGACCATTTGATGCCATAGCCATTAAACGAAATGCTATCCCGCTGTTAGGAAAAAATATACAAACTAACCTAATGAAAAAAATAGTATCATCTAAAGTAGAAAAAATTTATATTGCTTTAGATAGTGATGCTATGAAGTCCGCTTTAAAATTTTGTGAAACGTTTATGAATGAAGGGAAGGAAGTTCATTTAATTGAAATGAACGATAAAGATCCAAGCGAATTAGGATTCGAACGTTTTACTGAACTTATTCAAAAGTCTGTTCCATTAACATTATCTGGACTTTTGAGTAGAAAATTTGCTTTATGAGTACTATAAAAAAACATTATGGTCGAATATTAGAAATATCTGACGACCACAAACAAATAACTCTACCAGATGGTAGATATTATCAACGAAATGGTGAGTATTACCCATCAGTAACTTACGTTTTAAGTCATTACCCCAAAGGTAAATTCTTTGAAGATTGGCTTAAGAAAGTAGGATACTCAGCAGATTATATTGTTAAAAAAGCATCTGAAGAAGGTACTCAAGTTCACGAGATGATTGAGGCTTACCTTAATGGTGAGGAATTAAAATTTTTAGAACATGGGATTCCAATGTATGATCCTAATGTTTGGCAAATGTTTTTACGATTTGTTGATTGGTGGGAAGAATATAAACCTACATTAATTGAAGCAGAAGTTCATTTATTTTCGGACGAATTAAAGGTAGCAGGTACGTGTGATTTAGTTTGTGAAATTAACGGTGAGTTGTGGGTAATTGACTTTAAAACATCAAACCACCTCCAGACCACTTATGATTTACAAACAGCTATTTATGCCCAATGTTTTGAAGAATGCTTTGGTAAAAAAGTAGATCGAACAGGTGTATTATGGTTAAAATCTTCTAAACGAGGTCCTAAAAAAGGCAAAATGCAAGGTAAAGGATGGGAGATGTATGAATCACCTAGATCACAAGAAGAAAACCTTAACATCTATAGAGCAGTACGTCAATTATTTGATATAGAAAACCCAAAACACCAACCAGCATTTACAGAATTCAGAACTACAGCTAAAAGAGATTTGTAATATTTATGACAAATACTTTGCTGTGAAATTATACGATATCTTACAAGAAATAAAAGGTACTCCTAAAGCTATCATATTAGCAGGTGCTCCTGGAGCTGGTAAAGGGTATATTTTAAGGGGTTTAGATTTAGGAGGTTTAAAAGTACTAAATGTAGATAATATTTATATTGATTTGCTAAAAAAAGCTAATGTTTCATTAGACTTAAAAAATGCTACCCCTGAAGAAAGAAGTGAACAAGCCAAACAAATGGCTGCTGCTAATAAAATTTTTAAAGGAGACATAGCAGATATAATAGAAGGTAGACAATCTTTTATTTTAGATGGTACTGCTGCTTCGTATAACCAAACTGTAAAGTTAAAAAATGAGCTAGAAGAAGCAGGATACGAAGTATTTATGCTTTATGTTTATACTGATTTAGAACGATCACTTAAACAAAATCAGGATCGATTCGAAAAATCAGGTGGAGAAGATAGAAGTTTAGCACCTGCTATAGTAATGAAAACTTGGAAGGATGTAACTAAAAACCATGCTCCCTATAAAGAATTATTTGGTAGTAATTTTGTTTCGGTTGCTAATACTTTAGGTGATGAAAAACTAACTGATTTAGAAGATATAGTAACTAAATATTTAGATCCTTTTAAACCTAAAGGTACTAAACCTAAAACACCTGCTGAACAAGTAAAATCAGATGCTCGAAAAGCTAAAGATGCTGAAGAAATAAAGGCATTGTTAAAAGATGAAGGAGTAAAAAACATTATAGATTCATCAGTTTCAAAAGAAGAAGCACAGTCTAAACTTAAAGCATTTTTATCCTAATGAATCTTTTATCAATTGAATTATTAAAGGGGTTATTAGAGGAAGACCAATTACCTCGCAAAAAAGAAGTAATAGGAATGTTTGGTGGAGGTTTTAAACCACCAACTGTAGGACATTTAGAGGTAGTAAAACGTGCTTTAGATGAAAACCCTGAGTTAGACAGAATGATAATAATAGTGGGTAGTGGTGTAAGGGATTCTATTTCACAAGAGGAATCTTTAGCTATTTGGAATTTTTATAAAAAATATCTTCCTAAAAAAGTGGAAGTAATCCCTGCTCCTAAAGGTAAAGCACCTATTAGAGCAGTTTATTCATATGCTAAAGATAACCCTGATAAAAATATTTACTGGTTTATTGGTGCTAGAGAAGGCAATGAAGATGATTCTTTAGACATATTAAAACGTACCCAATCACTCCAAAGTGGAAATTACCCTAATGTTAAAGTTAAAGTTATCACCACAGGAGGTTCAGTAAGTGGTACTAAAGCTAGACAAGCTTTATTAGCTGGAGATAAAGAAGGATTTATACAATTTTTACCAAACATCCCTGAAGTAGATCAAATTTGGGATATGTTATCTGATGTAGTAGCTGAAGAAAAAACTAATCCTTTAGACAAATACGATCGTGAAGAATTAAAAAAGGGAATTGAAGTAGAAAAAGAACATACTGATAATCCTAAAATTGCATTAAAAATTGCTTTAGATCATTTAGATGAAGACCCAAAATACTATACTAAATTAGCAACATTAGGGTTAGAGGAACGAATTTCATTTAAACCTGAATTTACTAAAGACGAAGTAGAATTTATTGAGGACGAGGCGGATAGCGAAATGCAACCCGAAATTAATATAGATTTATCTTCTAACCATTTCTTTGACAGGTTAAATGACCCTCGCAATTACCCAGATATTGAACCTTACGAAGTAGAAGATTTCTTTGATAAATTAGCTGATAAAAAAGACGAATTTATTGAATTCTTAAAAAAATATAAAGAAGTAGTAGCTAAAGATAGAGAAACTAATATTAATATTCCTTTTATGAAAATAGCAAATAGGGCTATTGCTAAAACTATCATGCGTAAAAAGAATTTCTTATCTTCTACTCCTATTTTACCTTTAGAAGAAGGAGGTAGATATGATCAAGAAGTATTAAATCAATCTCGTTATCTTATAAATTTATTTAAGGCAGACTTTGGAGAAGAAGTTGAAGGCGAAATAGAAGGATACTTAAAAGGAGGGGACAAACCCGAGGATGAAGAATTAGGTGCTAATTATACAATAAAATATCTTTTTGAACCTGATGAAGATTTAATTTTTGATAGTGGATTACCTTTTGTAATAGATGCTGAAGCAGACAGAAAAGAATTAATAGTAACAGCATCTTATTCACCAAGCGCATTCCCAGAAGCTTATAATGATTTTATAGCAGATATGAAAAACTCATTAAGACATGAGTTAGAACATGTAGGACAATATCAGTTATCTAAAGCAGAAAATCCATCAAAAGGTCCTAAAAAATATACTTATTTTCAATATTTTACTTTTGATTTTGAAGTACCTGCCTTTGTTAGAGGTTTAAATAAATTAGCAAGAACTAAAAAAATTACCTTTACACAAGCTATGAATGATTATCTTGATAACTTCGTAGAAGATTTGAGTGATGAACAAATGGCTGAAGTTAAAAGAATCTGGACTGATTATGCTAAGAAAAATGTGCCCGGTCTTAAATTGCAAGAAGCAGACCCTAAAAAAGGCACAGGTAAAAAACCAAAAGGTAGTGGTAGACGCTTATACACAGATGAAGACCCTTCTGATACAGTAGGAATTAAATTTAAAACTAAAGAGGACATAGTTGATACTTTAAATAAAACCTCATTTAAAAATAAGTCACACGCTCGTCAATCTCAAATTATTAATTTAATTCATCAAAGAGTTAGAGCAGCTTATGGTAAAGCAAAAGACTCAGATACTAAATCAAGATTAAAACGAGGTTTAGATTATATCACTGATCGTAAAGAAGCATCTAAAGAAAAAACTAAACGTTTACAAGCTCAAAAAGAACACCTAAATGAAAATTTTGAAGGGGGGTTACAACCTTACATAGATTCACTCACAGATTATATGGGGAGTAATGGATTAACTTTAAAACCTCACCCTTCAATTGAATTTATAGATGATGATAGAGAAAATGCTGCTAATATTTTTGGTAGAACAGCATATTATATGCCCTCAGAACAAAAAATTGTTCTTTATATATTAGATAGACATCCAAAAGATATTTTACGTTCATATGCTCATGAATTAATACACCACCATCAGAATTTAAATAATACTTTAGAGCCATTTCAAACTACAAATACTAATGAAGATGATGCTTTAGATAGGATTGAACGTGAAGCTTACGAAAATGGTAATATATTGTTTAGAAACTGGGAAGACTCAATAAAAAATGAAAACTAAAGATTTTATAAAAGCCGTAAATAATGAGTTCGATATTGAAACTCTTGAATTAATGCAATCTCTTATAGATAAAAGATTAATCCTTTTAAAATCTATGCAAGATATAGCAACTAAAAAACAAATAAAAGGATTTCAACGATGAGTGAAAGTAAAGGATTAGGAGATACTATTGAAAAAATTACTGTAGCTACTGGAATTAAACAAGTAGTAGATACTGTATCTAAAACAACTGGAAAAGATTGTGGTTGTAATAAAAGAAAAGATAAATTAAATAAGATGTTTCCTTATGAATGATAATGTTTTAAAAAAAGAATTCTCTAAAAAAGATGTACAGCGTGCTCGTAATATTATTACGGGTAACACAGGCGCTCGTACAACTGAGGGAGTAGGTTACAGTAAAAAACACGAACATCGTGTTGAAGGTGATGTATGGGAAGAAAATGGTCGTACTTGGACTATCAAAAACGGCCTAAAACAAAATATTACTAAAATGGATAAATTTAAAAAAATGGGTAAACTCCCACTATTTTGTCCTGAATGTAATACTTTAATGAACAAACACCTTGATAAAAAAGTATTCCCAGCATATCAAAAATGTTTTGATTGTGTAGTAGATCACGAAGCCCAACTTCAAAAAGAAGGTAAATCAAAAGAATATTTTGATAATATGCATAATGAACATATAAGTAATGTTCAAAAAGAATACGAAAATTTTATCCAAGAAAAAATGAATGAAGGAAGTGATAGTTATATTACTGAGAGAGGAGATAAAGAAAGTTGGAGAGGTGGGTTAGATAAAGAAAAACTTGCTAAGGATTTACAAGAAGGACTTGAATTTCTTGAAAATTTAAAAGTTAAATAATTCTACATATTTATTATTAACATGGCCCAAAAAATACAAATATCTAAAAGTGATATGGATAAACTCCATAATGGTGAAGAAGTAACCATAGGAGACTACACTTTATCCTTTCAAGTAAAAGAAGGTACTTGTGGGTATAATATAAATGTTTCCACTGGTGATAAATTTATTACTCCTGGTGGGTTAGAAGAAGAAAAAATTGAAATAGATAGTGATATTACTTTTGAACTTCCTTTGTCTCATTTATTAGATAAACATGTTGTTAAAGAAACTATTCAATCAATTTTAGAAAAAGCTAAAAAACGAGATAGATGTCTTCGTATTGCTGATAGAAAGTTTGATAAACCTTCAGCATACAAAAGTGGTGCTGTAGTAAGATGTCGTAAAGGTGATATTTGGAAAGGTTTAAAAGAAGAACAACAAAGTATTGTTCAAGAAAAAGCTAAAGAAACTTTACGTACTTGGTTTAACAGAGCAGGTGCACCTGGTAAAACTGGAGGGTGGGTAGATTGTAACGCTCCTATCTACAAAGACGGTAAAAAAGTAGGTTATAAACCTTGTGGAAGAAAAGAAGGTGAAAAGCGCTCTTATCCTGCTTGTCGCCCCACTCCTTCACAATGTAAAGACAAAGGTAAAGGTAAATCTTGGGGTAAAAAAGCCGCAGGTAAATAATAATAAGGAACTTATCAAATAATTATAAAATGAAAAAATCTGAATTTAAAGAATATCTTAAGACTGAAATTCTTAAAATGAATGAAGAAGCTAATATTGAAGTATCTAAAGCTGAAGATGCTGCTAAAATAGCCAAAGTAGTCCCAGATGCTAATATTAGTGTTAAAGAATCAAAAGTAAAAAAATCTGAATTTAAAGAATATCTTCGTAACGAAATTTTAGCTGAAATTGCTGAACAAGAGGAAGAAGAAGCAGTAGGAGCAGAAGAAGAAGTAACTACTGATACTGAAGAATTTGATATCGAGGATGAAGCTAGCTTTGAATTCGAACCCACTGGTGAGGGCGACATTGATGCTATTACTGATGCTTTAGTTAAATTAGCTAAAGATGCTAAAACAGCAGGACAAGTAGAATTAGCTAACCAAATCCTTAACTCTGCTAAATTCTCAGCTAAAACTGAATTTAAGAAGGTAGAAAAAGAAGCGTAATGGCTAAGAAAAAAACCAAATTAGAAAAGATGTCTAAAAAAGAAAGG